GTGAATCTTTCAAATAGTTTGCTGACTTCTGTTGGTTGGCAAGTGTGGAATGCAAATACTGTAGATAATTTTGCTGGTATTACGCTTATATCTTCCGGATCAATAACTGTATCTTCAACTGAAACAAATTACACATTTTCTGTTACGCTCCCCGCTGGAGCAGCTAATGGAGTTATGTTGAATTTCTTTGTTGGAGCGCAGACATCTGGAACATGGACTATCGGTAATGTTCAATTAGAGCAAGGCTCCGTCGCCACACCGTTTGAACGGCGGCTGTATGGGCAGGAGTTGGCGCTGTGTCAGCGGTATTATCAAAAATGGGGTGGCGATACAGGTTATGAACGTATAGGCCTAGGTCAGGCTTACTCAACAACACAAGCTAACATTAACGTTTCAATGTTAACACCAATGAGAACAACACCAAGTTTTTCAACAGTTGGTAACTTAGCCCTTACAGGAACAGCAAACGCAACTTTGGCTGCAACAGCGGTTGCAAACGATAGTTCTTCAAGCCAGTTAATAAATCTAGTTGTATCAGTAGCCTCTGGATTGACAGATGGACGTGCAACACAATTTTGCACAAACAATTCAACTGCTGCACGCTTTCAAGCATCTGCGGAGTTATAAGTTATGTATGAAAACGCGCACTATATTAAAAGTTCAATGAGCGGTAAAATTTGCGCCATCAATGTAACAATAAATGGTCAAGTATGGTCTGTCCCCCTTGACCCCGCCAACTCTGACTATGCCGCGATCATGGCCCTCGTTGCTGAGGGCAAACTGACTATCGCCCCCGCTGAAGGAGCAAACTAATGCCCGTAACCATTAACGGAACAACTGGTATCGCTGGCGTTGACGGCTCTGCCGGTACACCGTCAGTCCAAGGCACTGACACGAATACGGGTATGTTTTTTCCTGCCGCTGATACGATTGCGTTTTCGGCTGGCGGTACGGAAGACTTGCGCATTGGCCCTGCTGGGCAGATCGGTATTCAGGGCGCGAATTACGGAACATCTGGTCAGGTGTTTACATCCGGTGGTGCTTCCGCTGCGCCATCATGGACAACGATTTCAGCGACAGGTGCGCTTATTCGTGCTCCGCAAATACTGACAAGCGGTACATCATACACGACACCGTCTAACTGCACTAAGATTTATGTTGAAGCAGTTGGTGGTGGCGGCGGTGGAGCAAACAATGGTGGCTATGGCGGTGGTGGCGGCGGTGGTTATGTTGCAAAATATTTTACTGTCACTGGGTCAACTGCTTATACTTACGCTATTGGTGGTGGTGGCTCCGTAGGTGGTACAGGGGGAACTGGTGGAAGCACGACATTTACAGTTGGAGCAACCACTATTACGGCGGCAGGCGGCTCCGGTGGCACGACTACTAACGGTGGTCTTAGCGGCACTGGATCAAATGGTGATTTAAATACAAAGGGTTCGCCTGGGTTTGCTGGTGATGGGAGCACAACAAAATTCGGATGGGGCGGGTCATCCTTTTTTGGTGGTGGGGGTCGAAATAGTGAAACTGGTAGTGGGTATGGCGGTGGCGGTGGTGCAAATGGTACTGGCGCTGCTGGAGTTATACGAGTTTGGGAGTATACCTAATGTTTGGTGGTCCTATGCAAATGGCTCCTATTAATGGCAATCCTCAACGCTGTGCGGTAGTCCAAAACAGCGATAACACTGTTGCGAACATCATCGTTGCTGATCCTGCGGTTGACCCTGCACCTGAAGGCTGCACGCTTGTCGCGTTGCCAGATGATAGCCCTGTGTCTTTTGGCTGGATCTATGACCCAGCAACAGGTCAATTCACTGACCCAAATCCACCGGCACCGCCTGAAGAAACTCCAGCATAGTAATAGGAGTCAGATATGTCTGATGATCTGAACCAACAAATCGGTAGACTCGAAGCTCATGTTGAGAATCTTCATCGTGATATGTCTGAGCTTAAAACAGAACTGAAAAACATTTCTGCCATGATGCACAAATGGAAGGGCGCAGGAGCAATTCTTGCGCTCGTAGGCATTGTGTTTGGCTTCTTCGTAGATATGGCCTTCAAACTTGTTGGTAGATAATGGACCCAGTAACGCTCATTGCGACAGCAACAGCCGCGTACAATGGGCTGAAGGGTGCCATCGCTGCCGGTAAAGAAATACAAGAGCTTGCGCAGGATCTAGGTTCTCTGTGGAACGCTGTAGGTCAACTTACGCATCTTGCCGCATCACCGCCAAAGAAGCGCTTATTCTCAAACGCTGCCGATATAGAGAAAGAGGCGATGGAACGCTATGCCGCGAAATCCAAAGCCTTTCACATGCAGGCTGAGATCAAGAATCTATTCATCTCTGTCTATGGCTTGCCTGCTTACGAAGCGGTGCAACGCGAAGTGATCGAGATCCGCAAAGAGGCAGACCGTCAGCACCGCGAAGAAGAACGGCTTGCCGCAGAGCGTGCAGAGGAACTGAAAGACGCAGCAGGGTTATTCTTTATCGTAATGGGTTTAGTGCTTGCTATGGGCATCACAGGATTTCTGCTGCTCATAAAACTTTAGGGGATAGTCATGGATCTACTCAAAACATTTGGCCCATTGGTCAGCTCAGTCGCGCCGACGATTGCTACGGCTCTCGGCGGTCCTGTCGCCGGTCTTGCCGTAAAGACTTTGTCTAACGCGCTTTTCGGTCACTCTGATGCGTCTGACGATGAGATTAAACTCGCACTGTCAAACCCTACGGCAGAACAGTTGGCGGCACTGAAAAAGGTAGACGCTGACTTTAAGGTGCAGATGAAGTCGCTCGACATCGACTTGGAGCGCATCGCTGCCTCTGACAGAGATAGCGCCAGAAACTACGCAATTATGACCCATGATCTGACACCGCGCGTCTTGGCGGTTATCGTTGTCGTGGCATGGGGATGCGTCCAGTGGTTTATGCTGCACAATGTGATTGAGGCATCGATGCGCGAGTTGATCGCACGCGTTCTTGGTACTCTTGATGGCGCACTGATGCTTGTGCTGTCTTACTATTTCGGCTCGGCTCACCGTCATACGGATGGCAAGTGATGCGCGAGAACTTTGACCATTGCCTCGCAGCCGTACTGAAACACGAAGGCGGTTACGTTGACGACAAACGCGATCCTGGCGGAGCCACCAATCTCGGTTGCACCAAGAAGGTCTGGGAAGAGTGGGTCGGTCACGAGGTGACTAAGGACGATATACGGGCACTCACTGTCGCTGACGTGTCTCCGCTTTACAAGAAGAAATACTGGGATGTGGTGAAGGGCGACGAGCTGCCGTCAGGCGTGGACTATGTCATGTTTGACTGTGCGATCAATTCTGGCACTGGACGCGCGGCTAAGATTGCCCAAAAGATCTGCGGTGTGGCACAGGATGGGGCAATAGGGCCAGCGTCTCTTGCCTCAATTAAGCGCATCTGTGAAGCAGAAGGTGTGCGGTATTTCATAGAAGAGTATAACGACGCGCGATTGCGCTTTCTGCAAGCACTGCCGACATTTGAGCATTTCGGTAAGGGTTGGAGCCGACGCGTGAATGAGGTAAATATAGGCGCACTAGACCTTGCGCGTCTTGGAGATTCCTGATGCCTTTAGTCCCGCTCACTATCCCGCCTGGCGTAGTCAAACCGGCAACCCCGCTTTTGGCTAAGGGACGGTATTGGGACGCAAACCTTATCCGGTGGCGGTCAAACAAGTTGCTGCCTGTCGGTGGGTGGCAACGGATTACATCATCACCATTGGACTCGGCTGCGCGGTGCTTGTTCCCGTGGACGGATAACAATAACGATAAATGGTTGATGATTGGCTGCGACACAAAACTGTATGCCAATGACGGGTCTACCTATACCGACATTACGCCGACAGGCTTTGTTCCGCTTACTGGTGTTGGGTCATACGGTGCGTATTACTACGGCGCAGAACTTTATGGCGATGACACAGACGCAACTTATCCGCGTCCTCCAAGCCTTCTAGATCCTGATATATTTACTTGGACAATGGATAACTGGGGCGAGGATATGCTTGCAGTTGCCTCGTCTGATGGGCGCTTGTTCTATTATGGTCTAGGTAACACTCAAGCATCAGTTGTCGGTTACGCATTAATTTCAACGATAAGTCGCACAAGTAACGTCGTTACTGTTACGACAACTCTTGATCATACTTTTAAAACTGGTCAGACTGTCACGATTGCGGGTGTTACAAACACATCTTTCAATGGCAGCTTTACGATTACCAGCACGCCAACTCTTACCACATTTACCTATGCGCAAAGCATGGCTAATGCCACATCTTCTGGTGGTGATGTTACGCACACAGGAACGCCGATTGACAATCGCGGTGTGATCGTAACTCCAGAGCGCCACGCTGTGCTGTTTGGCATGAACGGTAATCCGCGTCGCGTTGGTTGGTCTGATGCAGAAGATTTTGCTGAGTGGGATTTTGCTTCAGCCACAAACACTGCTGGGTTCTTCGATCTTGATACACAGTCGCGAATTATCATGGCTGTTTCGGTGCGCGAAGGTACGCTCATCTGGACTGAAGATGAAGCATGGCTGATGCGGTATATCGGATTGCCATACATCTATGGCTTTGAACGCATTGGCTTTGGCTGCGGTCTTCTTGCGCCTCGGTCTTTCGCAACATTTGGCGGTCGTTGCGTATGGATGGGCCGTGAGAATTTCTGGATATATGACGGTGGTTACGTCAAGCCATTGCAGTGTGACGTAAACGAATATGTTCTCAACAATATGGATTCTACTTCTGGGCCTATCTATACGCATGGTGCTGAGAACGGGTTATTCCCAGAAGTATGGTTTTGGTATCCGTCAAATGGGTCATCGGTCCCAGATCAGTATGTGCTGTTCAACTATGCTGAAGGGTGGTGGTCGATCGGATCGATGACGCGCACTGCTGCAACGGGGGCTGGTGTGTTCCAGTATCCGATTGCAGGAGACCAGAACTTTGACCTGTTCTATCAAGAAAATGGATGGACCGATAACGGCGCATCTCTTGTTGGTGAGCGGTGGGTTGAGACAGGATCTCTGAACCTGCAACAAGGCAACAATGTTATGATGGTCAAACAGGCTTTGACAGACAGCGGATATGGGTATGACTCAACACAGTTGCAGTTCTACACATCCTATACGCCCGAAGGCACAGAAACTCTTTCTTCGGCATATTCTCCCCGCGCTGACGGATATACGGATGTCCGTGTAACGGGTCGAGAAATGCGTGTCAGGATTGAGGCCACCCAAGACGCGCCTTGGAGCGTTGGCGAGACACGGTTAGACCTCATTCCGCGAGGTGGTCGATGAGACTGTTCATCCCGACCCCTCCGCAGAACTACGATCAAGGCACGTTCAATACGATTTTGGACACGGTAAAAAGATCACTGATACCGGTGATTTCTGCCGACGAAGCTGTCGCAGGAGTACTCCTTCAAAGTCCAGACGGATCGGTGTATAAGTTGACGGTAGACAACGCAGGTAATCTTGTAACTACGGCGGTGCCACTTGGGTCTCGATGAAAAACAGATCCTGCGGCTTCTTGAGTCGGGGATGCAGAAAGGCGGTAAGACGCACAGCATAAGGGATATAGTTGAGGCGCTTAAAGACGGCAAAATGCAGGCTTTCTTAAACGACGGGGCAATCGCAATCACGCAAGTGGTAGACTTCCCCCAAAAGCGCGTCCTAGAGGTCTTATGGTGTGCAGGTGTGCTAGACGAAGTGATGAACTTAAAGCCAAAGCTCGTCGAGTTCGCCAAAGAACAAAATTGTAAAATGGGTCGAGCTTATGTGCGTCCCGGTTTAGTGGTACCAATGGAACAGGCAGGATGGCGCAAGGCTCAAACTGTAATGTTCTTCGATTTGGAGAATTGATATGAGCGGTGGTTCAGGTCCAACAACGACGAGCACTTCTTCTGTCCCTGCTTGGATAGAGCAATTCGGGCAAGAGAATGTCCAGATGGCGAAAGACATCGCCAAGACACCGTATCAGGCTTACTCTGGCGAGACAGTTGCGGCGATGACCCCTGACCAGCAGGCGGCATACAATCTGCTTCGTGGTAACATTGGCGCGTATCAGCCTGCCTATGCCTCTGCACTGCAATCGGCGCAGGGTGTCGCTCAGTACCAGCCCGGTCAGTTCTCCGCGCAAGCGTTGCAGACATACCAAGACCCATACCAAGCCCAAGTTGAGCAAGGCGCACTTGCGGCGATTGAGCGGCAGCGGCAGCTCGCACAGAATCAGATTGGCGCACAGGCTCGCGCGGCAGGGGCTTTCGGTGGCTCGCGCCAAGGTGTGCAAGAAGCACTCGCAAACGCTGAAGCGATGCGCATTGCCGGTGAAACGTCTGCCGGTATTCGCTCGCAGGGCTTCCGCACAGCGGCAGATCTATTGGCGCAAGACCAAGCTCGCGCAGCTCAAGCCGCTCAGTTGCGTCTTGCCGGTGCCGGTCAAATCGGCGCTCTCGCGGGTGCTGGTCAACAGGCGCTCACAAGCGAAGCAGGTGCTCTTGAAGCAGCAGGTAAGGCGCAACAGGCGCAGCAGCAAGCACTCCTCGATGAGGCTTACCGTCGCTATGCCGAAGAGCGTAACTACCCCTTAACGCAGCTTGGTATTCGTCAGGCAGGTTTGACCGGGGTACCTTACTCCACGACCACATCTCAGACGACAAGCGGTGGTGGCAATCTCGGTCTCACAGCGCTCGGTGGCGCAGGTCTCGGTGCTCAGATCGGCGGTCTCATTCCGGGTCTTGGTGCAGGGTATGGCGCTGGCCTCGGATCTCTTGCCGCGTTTCTCTCTGACGAGCGCATGAAGACGGACATTGAGAAACTCGGCAAAGATAAAGAAACCGGCCTCACGATGTACGCATACCGGTACAAGGGCGACCCGAAGAGCTACCCGAAAGTGGTCGGCCCAATGGCTCAAGAGATCGCTAAAAAGTACCCGGAACAGGTCAAGAAGGTCAGCGGAAAGCTGGCGGTTAATCTCGGCTTCGGCCCCATGATGAGCAACGCATAAGGAAAGCCAGATGGCTGAAGATACACAGAGGTATCGCGAAACG